AAATTTAGAACAGTTAGATAACTATGCTTCTAACTTAGATGCATTAGCCACATTTGGTAACTTAGAAGCCTTTGACGGATTTTTTGTTCGACAAGGCACAGTAAGTGTTACTGTAACTGGCACAGTTTCTGCCACAGCAGGATTATTAGAAGCGGTAGCTTCATCTGTTTCAGTTTCGGCATCAATTAGTTCAGGTTCAATTAGGATCAGGCCAGTTGCATCAAGTGTTGCTACTAGTGCATCAATTACATCTGGTTCGGTGAGAATCAGAACTGTTAGTGCAAGTATAGCTACATCAGCTAGTGTTACATCAAGTGCTGAGATTATTGAGGGTGCTTCTGCAACTATAAATACTAGTGCCTCTGCTTCATCTGGCTCAGTCAGAATTAGAACTGTTGCAAGTAGTATAAGCACAGCAGTATCAGTCTCATGTTCATCTATTAGAATTAGAACTTTTGCAGGGTCTATATCTACTTCATCAACTGCTAATTGTGACATTAATAATGTTAAGTCAGTTGTTGCATCGATAAGTACATCCGCAAGTATTTCAAGCAGTTTTACTGTAACATTTGCAGGAGCAAGTTCTGTATCAACGAGTGCAACTGCTTCGGCCAGTTCAGTAAGAATAAGAACAATAGCAGGTACAGTTGTTTCGGCAGGAAATGTAAGTGCATCTGCAACAGCAACATTAAACTTTGAAACAAGTATTTCATGTTCTGCTTCAGCATCTAGTTCGGCAACTAGAGAACTAGCATTTAGTGGTTCAATAAGTACATCGGCAAGTGTTGCAGGATCTGCAATAAGAATACAACAGGCTGAAGGAGCAATTGCAACATTAGCAAGTATTACTGCTTCGGCAGGACAAATATTTGGTGCATCAGGATCTGTAGATACAATTGCAACAATTGAAGCTACACCAACTTTTACTGTAAATGTTGTATCCTCTGTAGACACTACAGCAAGTGTAAGTTCTACAATTAAGATAATTGGGGATGATTGGTCTGTAATACCTGAAGGCAATGAAACATGGACAATCGTAACTGTTGGATCTGAAGTTTGGTCAACACAAAATACGTCAAATGAGGTTTGGACAATACAATGATAAAATTTGGGGAATGGTTGCCAGATCAGCCAGACATGGAAAATAGTGGAGTTACTGTAGCGACAAACGTAATTCCAATAGTAAATGGATATAGGTCTATAAACCAGTTTACAAGTGTTTCAAATGCAGGTGATGCGAGATTAAGAGGCCTGTATGCTGTAAAAGACAACAATGGTAATGTTAATTTATTTGCAGGTAATGAAACAAAACTTTATAAATTTAATGCAAGTAATTCAAACCTTGATGATGTAACAAAGTCAGCAGGAAGTTACTCATTATCAGCCGACAATGAAAGATGGAGATTTATACAGTTTGGAACATCTGTAATTGCCTGTGGCGGTGTAGGTGAAAGTTTACAAGAATTTACATTAGGTTCAGACACAAGGTTTGCAGACCTTGCAGGAACTCCACCAAAAGCAGATTTTATTGCTGTAGTTGGTGATCAGGTTTGGACTGCAAACATAGATGAAGGATCTGGCAGAGTACCATTTAGAGCAAGATGGTCTGCATTAAATGATGCAACAAGTTGGACTGTAGGAACAAATCAGGCTGACTTTCAAGACATACCAGATTCAGGTGCAATAACTGGCCTGATTGGATCTGGAAGATATGCCACCATATTAATGGAAAAAGCCATCGTTAGAGCCTCGTATGTAGGTACACCTTTGATCTACCAGATAGACAAAGTAGAAACTACAAGAGGTTGCACATTTAGCGGATCAGTATCTTATATTGGTCAAACAATATTTTATCTTAATGAAGATGGTTTTTATCTTTTTGATGGAAGATCAAGCCAAGCGATAGGGCAAGAAAAAATAAATAAGTTTTTCTTTAATGATGCAAATATTGGTCAATTAGACAAAATTAGCTGTGCAATAGATCCAGAAAATAATATTGTAGCTTGGAGTTATGTCTCAAATACAAGTGGATCTACAATACCTGACAAATTGCTGATTTATAATTATGTATTGAAAAGGTGGTCAATAGCTGAAGTAGAGGCTGACTTGATAGCACCATTTTACACAGCAGGATATAATTTAGATCAACTTGATAATTTAGCTAGTAACTTAGACAGTTTGACTGGTGCATTAGATGGTAACCTGTATAAAGGTGGTACATTACTTTTTGGTGGATCTAAAGATAATAAAATATTTGCATTTAATGGTTCGCCTTTAAGTGCAACAATTGAAACATCAGAGTTTTCTATAAATAAAGGGAGGCGGTCAATTGTTACAAGATCAACACCTTATTACAAAGATGGGTCGGTAACTGTTCAGGTTGGCACAAGAAATACAAGTAGTGAGGCGGTCACTTTTTCAACAGCTAGTTCACTCAATAATGATGGATTTATAGAACATAGAGATCAGGGTAGGTATCATAGATTTAGAATGAATATTTCAGGTAATTGGAATATTGCTCAAGGATTTGATATTGAAGGTCAGGCATTAGGTAGAAGATGACCAGAGCAACAAATTATCCAAGATTATCTATTTATGAAGAAGATCCATTAGTTGTAGCAAATGTAGTAAATAATATTCTTGATGGAAAAATAAATTCTACAGGATCAGTAACATTGGCAAATAGTGCAACAACGACAACATTGTCAGATGACAGGATTGGTGAAGATAGTGTAATATTATTTATGCCAACGACAGCAGATGCATCATCGGTAAACATTCATGTTACAGGAAGACAAAAAGGACAGGCAACTTTAAATCATGCAAGTGCTACAACCACAAGATCCTTTGACTACGTCATTTTTGGCTGAGTTTCAAAGGTGCAGGGAATGGATTAAAAATGCCCTGAAGTTTGCACATGACAGTCATTCTCCAGAGGATGTATTAATAATGTGTCAAAAGGGTGATGCCCAGTTTTGGTCTTTTAAAGATAGTGCAATTATTACAGAAATAATTGATTATCCGAAAAGAAGAGTTTTAAGGTTTTGGTTGGCAGGGGGAAAATTAAAAACCCTGCTTCAAGTAGAAAAAAAAATAATACATTGGTCAAAGTTTTATTCCTGTGAGGGTGTAGAAATCAATGGCAGACGAGGATGGGAAAGAGTTTTGAAAGACTACAAACCATCAGCAATAACTTTAGTAAAGGAAATATAGTATGAGCAAAGGCGGAAGAAGCGGTCAGCAAACTGTAAATACTCAAGTTTCAGCACCAAGCTATGCACAACCATTTTTAGAATTTGGATTGTCAGAAGCAAAAGAGAGGTATGATACTGGAGAACCTAATTTCTATCCATTTCCAACAACTGTTGGTTTTTCCCCAGAAAGTGAAATGGCTTTAAATATGGTTAGAGACAGGGCATTAGATCCAAATAGTCTGACTGCACAAGTACAGGATGTAGTTGGACAAAATCTTGCAGGTACAAATCCTTTGATGAGTATGGCTTTTCAGCCTGTTGTTGATCAAGTCAATTCGCAATTTGCAACATCTGGAAGATTAGGATCAGGGGCAAATCAATCAGCTATAGCTTCTGGTTTAGCACCAATGGCATATAAGGCACAAATGGATGCATTACGATTAGCACCAAATGTGCAAAACTTAGATGCTCAACAATTAGCACAAGTTGGCGGTGCAAGAGAGGCCGATGCAATGGCACAATTACAGTCAGACATAGACAGATTTAATTTTGAGCAAAATGTAGATGACCAAAGACTAGCAAACTTTTTATCACTAGTTGGTGGCGGTACAGTAGGGTCACAGACAATACAGCCTGTATTTAGAAACCAAGCATTATCTGCATTAGGTGGTGCATTAGGCGGATCACAACTTGGACAACTTGCAGGGTTTAATCCTGCATATGGAGCAATCCTTGGTGGATTGTTAGGGTATTCCTAATGAGTACAGTAAGACCAATTGATTTATTATTTCAAGACGAAGTTCGAAGATTTGGAAGTAGAGCAAATGAAGGCGGTATGTACCCAAGAGCCACTTATGGTGTAATTGAGCCTTTAACACAATCTAAGCCAATAAGTATTACGATTGATAAAGGTAATGTAACAGGTATGCCTTCAGGTCAAACTTCGGCAAATAATGCATTAATGGATCAGTCCATGACTTCAGGTTTGTTAGGCAACCAACTTTTTGATCCAAAAACATTTGGTTTGTTAGGTGCATCTGCCGAATTATTAAAGCAAGGTGGATACTCAACTACACCAAGAACATTTGGTGAAGGCCTTGGACAAGCAATGATTACAGGTCTTCAGAATTTCTCAGCATTACAACAGGCACAAAATAAAGCTAATCAGCCTATAGCTGTACCTAAAGGTGGTACTCTGATAGACCCAAAAACCAAAAGGGTTTTATTTGATGGGAGAACAAATGTTGGAGGCTTTTCAGGAAGTGGTTTAAATGTAAGTTCATACAATACAATCCTTGATGTTAACAACCGAATAGCTTCTGGTGAAAAATTTTCAGATTTACCTGTAAATTTACAAAATAAATATAAATTGGCTTATAGTAATGTTACAAGACCTACAAGAATACCGATACCTGATGGACAAGGTGGAACAGTATTTGTAGAAAAACCACCAATTAATATCGAAGGTTTTTATAATCCTTTTCCAAATCAAGGTGGCACAGATTCAAATATTTTAGGTAAAAAACCATCTGCATTAGAATTAAAAATTAAAGAAAATCGGCCTAAATTATTTAGAATGTTAAGTAATCTTAATAAATATAAGATTTTACTTAAAAATTCAGATTTTGGAACTCAAGCAAGTGGAATGATTGGATTTCCTTCTGTACAGGCAACTAGACTTAGTACGTTGGCAGAGGCTCTAAGACTTAATATTAAAGACCTTGAAGGGTTAGGTGCATTGGTAGGCGGTGACTTCCAAATATTAGCAAATAGATTAACAAGTCCAAACACAAGTGCAGGTCTCAGAATGGGGAAAGATGGTCTTCTAGTTCAACTAGAAAATTTAGAAGAACAACTATTAGATACTTTAAAAGATGGTGGAGTCAAAGAAACAGGTGCATTTTCAGATCCAATTCTTGCTATGGATGAAAAAACTTGGAAAAATGGCAGGTTTGGTTTGTATTACAAATTACCTAATGGAAACATTGTACTTAAAGAAAGAAAGTTAAACTAATGGCAAAAAAAAATTGGTATGACGAATTAGATGATGCAGTTACAGTATCACAAACAAAAACAAATGAAAGAAACAGAACTACAGGTGAGTTTGCCAGAGACATTGGCAGGGCAGTAGGCCAAGGGTTTACGTTTGGTTTTGGTGATGAGGCCGAGGCTTTTGCCAGAGCCTTGTATGCAAAATTTTTAGATGGTGATGACTTCAATACAGCATACAACGAAACAGTTAAGGAAATAAGAGATGACATTAAAGAGTTTAGAGAAGATGAGCCTGTATTAGCCTATGGTTCTGAAATCGTAGGTGCAATTCCATCTTCAATTGGAGCAGGTGCAAAGTTAGCACAGCTAGGTATAAAAGGATTAAAAAATCCAGTCATTCAAGGTGCTGTTTATGGAGCAGGTGCAGGTGAAGGTAATCCAGTAGAAAGAGTGCCTGATGCCTTATTAGGTGGTGTTGTGTCTGGTGCTGTGTCAAAAGCATTACCGCCAATAACTGAGGGTGCAAAAAAATTAATTAAAGCAGGAACACCTGTAACAGTTGGTCAGGCTGTTGGTGGAGGAATAAGAAAAGTTGAACAAGCCTTAAAATCAATACCTTTTCTTGGAGATCCAATTGTAGAAGCAGAAATAAGAGCAACACAAGGATTTAACAAATCAGCATTTGCAAAAGTTTTAGAGCCTTTAAAAAAATATGGTGTAAATCCAAATAAAGAGTTGAAAGGCAAAGAAACTGGCAATCAGCTTTATAGTACAGCGGAATCAATAATTTCAAAAAATTATGACAAACTTGTGCCAAAATTAAAGTTTCCAAATCTATCAGATTTACAGCCAATATATGATGACATAATACTTAAACAGGCTGAGTTCATGCCTAAAAATGTAAACAATGCATTCCTTAGAGATATGGATGAAATTGTTTATAAAAACTTTGGTGCTGATGGAGTTTTGACAGGGCAAAGTTTTAAAAACATTCAATCTGGTTTGCGAAGAAAAATTAGGAATTTTGCCAATGACCCAAGTGAAATTACAAGAGGTTATGGTAGGGCATATTCAGAAGTGCTAGATGCCTTAACCGACACACTCAAAAAAAATAATCCTGATTTAGCGGTGCAACTTAATGATCTGGATTTTTCTTTTAAAATGTTAAATTTAACAGGTAAGGCTGTTGAAAAAAGTTTAAATAAAGAAGGAACATTCACACCTTCGGCCTTAATGGGGGCAGTCAGGCAGTCAGATCAATCTTTAAGAAAAGGCGATGTAAGAAAAGGTGAGGCTTTATTTCAAGACCTTGCCAATGAGGGCATGGCTTTAAACATGACATTGCCAGATAGTGGTACTGCAACAAGATCATTATTAACAACTGGTGTTGGATTAAATACAGCAGGTGCAGGGTTAGGAGCAGATCCAGTTGTAACTGGATTATTAACAGGTGGATTAATAGGTGGATATTCTAGAGCAGGAGTTCCTGTAGTAAGAGGTGCATATGAGATGGGTGTTCCTGCAATTAGAAATGTTCTTTCAGGTGCAACAGCAAACACAGACTTAATTGGCAATGCACAAGCCTCAGATAACAATATGTTAAACATTGGGGTTGATAATCCCAAGTTTGTAACAATGCCAGATGGCAGAGTAGTCCAAAGATATTAAATAGGAGATAACATGGCAAAAGACAAAATTACCGATTATTCGGCTACTGCTTCGAGTAATACAGATATTGGATCTGTAAATCTGGCAGAAAACTCAATGTTACCATCAGACGTAAATAATGCCTTGAGGGAGCAAATGAGCCATCTTGCAGAAATGAATGCAGGAACTCATCCTATAGCTGATACATTTACATTGGCAGATCCATCAGATTTAACCAAAAAGTTTAGATTTGATGGTGGAGGTATTACAGCAGGACAAACAAGGGTTATTACAATACCTGATGCTGATTCTACTTTTTTAAGTTTATCTTCGGCTCAAGAGTTTACAGCAACACAAAACTTTAATGCAACAACCTTAACTGATGCCTCAACAATAGCTTGGGATGCTTCAGCAAATCAGGTTACATCGGTTACATTAGGTGGCAATAGAACACTTGGTGCATCAACAAATCAGGTTGATGGTGGTGTTTATGTAATCTCTATTATTCAGGATGGAACTGGATCAAGAACATTAAGTTTTGACAGTAACTATAAATTTGCAGGTGGTACTGCTCCAACAGTAACGTCAACAGCTTCAGCAAGAGATGTATTTGTATTCATGAGTAATGGCACAAATATGTTTGAAATAGGTAGGAGTCAAAACGTATCATGAGCAGTTTATTTGGAATAGGTGCAGGGTCAGCATCTACTGGATTTTATCCAGAAACTATAGATCAATCTGCACGTTTTAATGATGATGATAATGCTTATCTGAATGACACAAGTCCTCAAAGTGGCAATAGAAGAACTTTTACAATAAGTTTTTGGTTTAAAAGAAGTACTCTTGGCACATATCAAGCATTATATTCAGCAGGAACAACAGGTAACTATTTCACTACTATTTATTTTTATACAAATGATGTACTTTATATCCAAGGTTATGCAAGTAGCATAACACATAATTTGATAACAACTCAAGTATTTAGAGATACAACAAATTGGTATCATATGGTAATAGCTTTTGATACAACACAAGCAACTGCTTCTAATAGGATAAAGTTATATATTAATGGTTCACAAGTAACAAGTTTTGACACAGAAACTTATCCATCACAGAACCATGAAACTTTTGCAAATTCAAATATCACAAATAAT